GAGCTGTTGCAGACATCCTGCCTCCGGGCAAGGCTAAGATTGCTAAGATCATGCTTAAGGATCCCAATGAGCATATGCTCGCTGGAGAAACCAAAAGTCTGATCAATGCTATCTGGGAAGCACAGCTTTACAGCCCAGATGAGATCTTGCATGTTAGTAATGTGATTGCTGATAATAATACCAACACTGAGGTATGGTCTATTCCTTGGCCCGGACTGAATGAGTTTCTCATTGGTCAGCGTAGCGGTGAGATTACACTCTGGACATCAGGTACAGGCTCAGGCAAGAGTACCATTGTTCGTGAGCTAATCTACTCTCACTTGAATGAGGGACGTAGCGTGGGTGCTATTATGCTAGAGGAGACACCACAAGAGACTGTGGATGATATTATCTCTCTTCATATTAACAAGCCTATTCGATCTATTCGTGCTGCTAATACTATGAATGACCTTAGAGAAAGCATGGGTGTTGAACGTGTTGAATACACCGTGTGTGAGAATTACTCGGAAGAGGAATATCTTGGGGCTAAGAAATGGTTGGCAGAAACAGGATTCTATGTCTATGATCATGAAGGTCACAATGCTATGCAAAATCTTTTACAGAGAATGGAATTTATGGCTACCAGCTTGGGAGTCAAGGTTATTATTCTTGACCACATTACTGCGGCAGCTACCGCTATGATGGCATCGGAAGATAATAACAGTGAGCGTCTCTTGATTGACACACTCATGAAAGGTATTCGTTCTTTGTGCGTTAGGACTGGAGTTCACGTTGATGTGGTATCTCAGTTGAAAAAGACTGACAAGCCGTACGAAGAAGGCTCTCGCATTACTTTGCAAGACCTTCGTGGCTCAGGTTCCTTATCGTCTGTTCCTAACACCGTTATCGGTTTGGAACGCAATCGCCAAGCAAGTAACCATGATGAAGCTAACACTACTGTTGTTCGTATTCTAAAGAATCGACTGACTGGTAGAGCTGGTGTTGCTACAGGTCTGTTCTACAGCCATGATACAAACAGGCTGGAAGAAGTAGATCCTACGTTTGTAGGAGGAGTACCGGAGTTCGCTAGTGTCTAAACCTAAATTTACTTATGAAGTATCTATGGGGTTTATGCAAATTCTTAGGCTTATTCTAACTCATCCCGATCGTAAATCTTTTCTTACAAACGATCTGAAAGCAGCATTTACATGGATTATGCAAACCTTAAAAGAGCATGAGAAAATATGAAACAAAAAGCCCTTGTCTTTGACATCGAAACAAATGGCTACAATGAATTAAAGATTAATCAAAAGGGACAAGTTACTACAGAATGTGATGCTGTCCACTGCCTTGTGGTGGTAGATTTAAATACAAGGACTGAACATGTTTTCTATCCTCATCAGATTCAAGATGGTATTGATTTCCTAGCCACAGGAGATGTGTTAATCGGACATAATATCATCAACTATGATCTTCCTGTCCTCAAAAGGCTTTACAATACTGAAGCCTTAGAGGACAAGAAGGTTATAGATACTATGCTTATGGCAATGCTTTTGTATCCTGACCGGCAGAACAATGAGGCTAAAGGCTACAGCCTGAAAGCTTTGTCTGAAGCCTTTGGTTTAGATAACCAAAAGTCGGAGTACGAAGGGTCATGGGAAAACTTTAATGCATCTATGCTAAAGTATTGCATACAAGATGTAAAAACAAATGCAGACTTGTTCAATGTCTTGACTGAGAAGTGTAAGCATGTGCCTGCAAATGTCATGAAGTTTGAACATGACTTTGCTAAGATTATTGCTAATCAAACCAGTCGAGGCTGGTGGTATGATTTTAAGATGGGTGAGCAGGTTTTATTCAAGTTGCTCTCTGACAAGAGAGGTATTGAAGATGAGCTTCGCAAGATCTTCCCAGACAAGAAAGAGTATCTAAAGTCTGTAGCGTACTATGTAGATCCTGAAACTAACATCCAGTACTTGACTAAAGGAGAAGTCAAGGGCAAGGGTTCGAGTGTGATTAAAGAACGCTTGGTTAAAGGACCAAACAAGTACAAACTAATACCTTTCAATCCCGGTAGCTCCCAACAGATTGTAGAGCGGTTCCAAGAGAAATATACTTGGAAACCAAAGTACAATCCTGAAACCGGGAATCCTGTGTGTGATGTGCAGGTACTTAAAGAACTAGATTTTCCAGAAGCAAAACTTCTACTTGAGTATCGAGACTTAGATAAGTTACGAGGACAAGTAGAAGATTGGAATCTTAGGGCTCAGTATTCTAGGGACAACAGAATACATGGCTCCTTGAATACACTAGGTACAGTTACTGGTAGAACCAGTGCTTCTCAACCTAATATTCAACAAGTATCTAGCAACAAAGAGGCAAGGTCATTGTGGGGACCTAGCCCAGGTATGGTACAAGTCGGTTCAGATTTATCTGGACTAGAGCTTAGGTGCCTTGCGCATTACATGCACCCCAACGATGGTGGTCAGTATGCTCACATTATCCTTAATGATGATATCCATACTATCAATCAGAAAGCTGCTGGCTTAGATACACGTAATCAGGCAAAGATTTTTATCTATGCTCTTATCTATGGTGCAGGTAACACAAAGATTGGTTCTATCATTAATGGCTCTGCTAAGCAGGGCGGTCAGATGAAAGATCGTTTCTTTGAGAATATTCCAGCACTTAAGAAGCTTATTGATAACGTAACTACTCAAGCTGGTAGACAAGGTAATATTAGATTACTTGATGGCAGAGTAGTCCCAGTACGATCAGTACACAAAGCTCTTAACGTCTTGCTTCAGGGTGCAGGTGCTATTGTATCTAAGATGTGGTGTATCACTGCCAATCGTATGATTAAAGAAGCAGGGCTCCCAGCATATCAGATTGGATTTATTCATGACGAGATGCAATGGGAGTGTCACGAAAAATATGCTGAAGAAGTATCTAAGATTTTGGTTGACGCAGCTGAAGAAGCTGGTAGACTTCTAGATATTAGAATGCCTATTGCGGCAGAAGCAACTGTTGGTAAGAATTGGTCGGAGTGTCATTAATGAAAATTTACATTGCAGGTCCTATGTCAGGGTATCCTGATAATAACTATGGTGCTTTTCTACGAAAGCAGCAGGAATTAGAAGAAGCGGGCTGGGAAGTTATTAATCCTTGTGAGATGGACTTAGAAGAAGGCTTACGTCCTGATGTAGAGTTCACACGAAAGGATTATATGAAAGCAGCTCGTAGAGATTTGAAAGCACTTAAAAGTGTAGACGCAATATACATGATGTCTGGCTATGAAAATAGTCCCGGTGCAAACTGGGAGTGGGCATTTGCTAAAGAAGAGGGCATCTTAATTTATTATGAGATCCCTTTATGTGGAAGTGATGAATGAGATTATTAGGATTAACAGGACAAGCTAGAGCAGGCAAGACTCATGTGGCTAATCAGATCATGGCAATTGCCTTCTCAAAAGGTTTTGTTCCAGAGCTTGTATCTTTTGCTGATCCAATTAAGATGGCAGCAAAGGAGCAAGGGTTGACAAAGGAAAAAGATCACGTAAAATACAGGAAGTTCTGCCAAGAGTTTGGGGCAACCAAACGGGCAGACGATCCAGATTTTTTCTTAGATGAAGCTAAGATGCGTATTGTTGATGCTATGGAGAATGAGAATCTTGATATCTCTCGTGGTGAGAAGTATTGGGAACGTATTCTTATTATTGATGATGTTCGTTATCAGAATGAAGTAGACATGATTCTTAGGCAAGGTGGTCAGCTTATGCATGTATATGCTGGAGAAAGACTGCCTTATCCTAGAGCCCGTTGGCGTAATCATGAATCAGAAAAGTTAGCTAAAAGTTTAGATAAGACTCAAGGTGTACAACATCGAATCGAAAGGTTCTTTAATGTTAAGATGCCTTGGGATGGTCCTGTAGAGCATGACATGTACTGGCTGAACAATGAGACTACGGTAGAAGATCTTAATAAGATGATTAAACTAGTAGCTCCCTTTGTTCTTGGTATTAAGATGATCTCTGCAGCGGACAAGGAAGAGGTTTATCTAAACGATATGAGTGAAGAAGAAAGAGAAGAACTCTTTCGGGAAATTGCTCAGGCTTTGCATGATCTTTTTGACAAAGCAAATGATCAGTTTTTAATGGAAGAAGAAATGGATTTTTATGAGTCAGACGAAGAAGACGATTCCGACGAAGTGCGTGATTGATGGCGACTGGTTGGCATATACAGCAGCTTGTTATGCTGATAATGAAGGGTATGATTACTTAGAAGATCGTATTGAATACGACTTAAAGGATCTATCTTCTAACTTTGAAACAACTTACATTGCTTTTTCATGTAACCGTCAAGATAATTTTCGTAAGGCTTTTTGGCCTTTGTATAAAGATAATAGAAACAACAAACCCAAACCAGTATTCTTAGGTGATGCATGTGCATATGCTACAGCCTCAGATTCTGTGGAGAAAAGTATTGCATTGGACAGATTGGAGGCTGATGATATCATCTCCATGCTCGTGTCTACTGGGCTTTGGACTTCTATTGGTATTGATAAAGATTTTAGAACTATTTCTGGTTGGCATTGGAACCCTAGAAAAGAAGATGGCCCAGTCTTCGTTGAAGAAGAAGAAGCAAGATTCAATGAACTAACCCAGTTAGTGTCAGGTGATTCTGCTGATAATATCTGGGGTATCTTTGGTCGTGGTCCAGCATGGGCTAAGAAGGTGTTGCAAAGCTCTTTACCTTTAGACCGCAAGATTGCAGAGATTCGGCAAGAGAATCGAGACGCTTGGAATAATGTCAAGCCTAAGTATGAAGAGAAAAAGAGAAAGGCAATAGAAGCAGGGTTTGATGATCCTGATGATTACCTAGATTCTCAGTTTATTGCTCTTCATTTACTTAGACCTGAAGAATACGACAAAGAAACAAAGGCTATTACGCATAAGATGCTGTGGTAGCCCAGCTAGTGACAACAAAAGAACAGCGAAAAGACATATAACTAGTCTCTCCTTGGCCCTTGGAGGGGGCTTAGGCCCCCTTTGAGGTCTTTTGAGAGGCATTATCAAGGAGAAATAAATGTCTGAAGTTATTGAAGAAGTACAAGAAGTCAAAGAAAATAATACTAATTACACGCAAAACGTGGTTGATGTGTTAAATGGTTTGGCTAAATGTGTAGAGACTCTGGTTGAGATCACTCCTAAGA